ATCAGTGTCGTTGATAATGGTTACTGTCCAGTTATCAAATGTGCGATCGCCAGCAATCTTTAGCTGGCGGCCACGGAATGGTATTACGATCGGAGTGATCGTTGAGCCTGGAAGTGCTGCTGCTTCGCAAAGAAACGAAGTAAGCTCTACATCACCACCAGCATACCCAGGGAAGTTGATTGTCGCTTTGAACAAGTTCGCGCGAGCACCACCACCTCTGAGCTTTGACTTGAAGTCATCTACGCCTAGATTAGCCATTGTGTTTTCTCCTTACTAGCGCTGATTATACTGTTCCAACAACTTCTTCAAACTCAACACCAGTTCTTACAGCCACAAAGTTTAGAGTGACGTAGTTGATAGAACGAGCAGGCTTGATGAAGATGTTAGCTATGAATTCATTACGATCAATTACAGCTGGTGTGTTGTTGGTTTCATCACAGATGACACGAAAATCTGTAATACCACGACGGCCCTGAACTTCACGAAGGAACGGTTCGACAATGTTTACAAACTCTGCACGTGTGAACTCATCGTTGAATTCAAACATAACATTTCTAGCAGCAATTGCAATTGCTCTTTCAAGAACCAAGAACAAACGGCGTACGTTAATACGATCAAATGCTGATGGTCTGTTCATGTGAGTCTTATCACCAAATAGAAGCACGCCAGAACCTGGAATGTTTGCAATTGGGTTAATACCAGCCTTGTATAGAGTATCACGCTGAGCTTTAGTTGGTGAGTATGACAACGCTGTAATACCTAGATAAGCACCACGGCGCTGGCCAGCAGGTGAATACCATGGAGCAGTATTAAAGTCAGAAGCAGCCATAATACCAGCAGTTGAAGACGCCGCTGGAATAAAGATGTACTTATCGTTGTACTTATCATAAACCTTGAGGAAGTTGTTGTCCAATACAAGGTAAGATGAGAATGTAAATGTGTTAGCTGTAGTTACAGAAGCTGTAACTGGGCTAGCATTATTGACGACTGCTGCACGGTTAGGAGAAGCTACTACAATACAATCCTTACGAGTGCTGCTAGCGATAGAAAGCATATCGTTGACAACCGTTGTTTGATCAGCTTGTACAGACATGCTTGGAGCAATTAGGAAGTCCACAGTGATTGTATCAACGTCTTCGAATAGATCGAAGCCAGTTGCATACTGTGAAGATGTCAACGTTGCTGAATCTGCGCCGCCAAGGAAACTACGAGTAATAACACCTGTCGCGTCTTCTGAGAATGTCTTGTTAACAGCAGATGTTCCTGCGTTTGTTAGATCTTGTAGATCGTAGTCAAATTGAGCCAACCAAACAAAATTGGAGCTACTGTTGATTACATCCTTGACGTAATTTGAAGATCCATCAGATGTCTTAGCATCAGATGCAAGTGATACATAAGCAAAACGCTCGAGCACTTGACCTGGCACACCAGTGAATAGGCCATCTTCGTCAACAACAACAACGTGAACTTCGTCGCGTACGCCACTGCGGGCTGATGCAAAAGCGGAAGTTCCAGGCGCGCCATCAAACGAACCCTTGTACGTCCAACCTGTAAAATAAGCATCTCCAACTACAGCAGGGCAAATAGAAACACTTAGAGAGTTTCCAAGCAGGCCAGGGTAGCGAGCAACAAGGCCACCAGTGTTTGTTCCACCAGAGCTAAATGTTGAAGCGAGTTGATTCCAGTGATCTTCGTTGCGAACCAAAACGGCTGGAGGAGAAGAATCATCATTGGTGATTGCGTTATATGCTGTAGCGGTAATTTCACGCACAACGTACAATGCATTTGTGTATCTTAGAAAGTATGCAGCGGACAAAAAGTCAACAGCATTGGTTGTGTTTGGGTTAGCAAACGTTGCAGCAAGAGTCGCTTCTGTGTCGACAAGAGTTGCTTTACGCGCAGGGCCCCAGCGGAAGTTTCCTACAAATGCACCAGTGGTTGACTGTACGTTCGGAACACCGCCCGTTAAGTCAATCTCTTTTACAATTACTGCAGGAGACTCAGAAGGAGTAAAAATAGCCATGTGTCTTTTCCTTTTTGAGCTATATGATAAGGATCATAATACGAAGATTCAATTACTGTTATTTATAACATTCAGTAATTAGAGTTACCCCACGCATCAAACCGCCAATTCTTGTCAACAGCCCAACCACTTTTTGGATCGACTATTGGTTCTGGATCCGGTTCTATTCCATCCTCGACAAAGCCAAAAGGAACAATATCTTCTTCAATATGTCTCATTTGCTGATCAAATAGGAATCTCTTAACGTTGATATCAGTCATTTCATTAAATGCCGACAGACCAGTGAAGTAGCCAAACATTACCAAGTTCATCATAAGATCATCATGGTTGCCATCTGATGCTTCATATGATTGACCCTTAGCCACAAATGTTGAAATCTCGAGAATTGTATTACGATCAACAATTTCTATCTTGTTCTCTTCGATCAAGTCTTTTATGTTGGAACAGCCAAGTCTTTTAACCTTGCGATCCATTGTAACACCCAGTCCTGTAGCTTTGATAGCAGACTGCACATATAGATTTTCATACTCATAGTCGTAATACATTCCATTACAAACTACTCCACCCTGATCATTGTTCTCAATTACGACCCAAGCATTGTTATATACCTTAGCATATTTGTGGATGTAATCAGGAAACAGAATAGGTGACACTTTATTATTTTGATAAACAGCTACCTGCTTAAAAGGTCTCTGTGTAATGTCAATAATACTGAATGTTGAATAGTCACCACCAACACCTTTAGCAACGTCAACGGTCATAACATAGTCGTGGTCTTTTTTAACTTCTTCGTATATTCTAACAGTCTGGTCTTCAAGAACTCTAATGGGATCAGCCATTCTCAGACGCATCAGAGCTTCACCACCAATCAACGTGTCACCTGTTCCAAAGAATGTGTTGCCAAACTCTTGGTCAAACTGTAGCTGAGAAGTGTTAGCAATTGTCTGCTTCTTCCATGCCTCATCACGGCCTGGAACGTCCCACCAATCAACACGGAAAGGTTTGAAGTCGTTGGTCTGCTGAACAGCACCTTCCCAGATCTTGTGGTACATATTTCCGATACCATTAGCAGTAGAAGTGATAATAACTTTTGTGCTTGTACCAGAAGTAATAACAGGGTATGTTGACGTGTAGAATGTTGCAGCATCTTCAACGAATGCAAATTCGTCCAAGTACAGTAAGTTGACAGACATACCACGAATCGATGCGCCCGAGGTTGCACGTGCAACAATACGGCTGTTATTTGAAAATTCAATTGACCCCTTGTTCAGAGCCTTTGTTCCAGGCTGCAAGAAGAATGGAAGGTTCTCGAGCATTAGAGTAATACGGCCCAACATCTCGCGAGCAGTTTCACCTTTGTTGGCTAGGATGGCAATTGTCTGCTCAGGCTTGAACACCGCATACCACAGCAGATATGCAACTGAGCTGATTGACTTACCAGACTGACGACATGCTAAGATGACTGAGAATCGCTCGCTGTTAAAGTGGCTGAACATCTTCTCTTGATACGGATAGAGGTCAAACGGAACCAAACCTCTGTCGAGGTTGATTACCTTACAGTATGTTCTAGCAAAGTATGCAGGATCGTGGGAGCACTTGACGTATTCTTGAATCTGTGCTTGCGTAAACCCAATAACAGCTCCATCACGTTTAACATTCTGGTTGCCGTTGTATGAGTTAATATTATTGATCATTTGGAGTTATATCTTTCATTTGGTCAATCAGCATCTTCTGCAAGTCTGCAGTGGATCCTACAAACACATTGTTCGTAGTCGATCCAGGAAGTGCTAACGGAGCATCTGTTTTATTGAAGTCTTTTTTCTTCTTGTGAAGATCGACGAGGTTGTTGTTGACATCAGCAAGAGTCTTCATCATTGTAGACAACACTTCAAACGCTCGGGGATGCTCTGTAGCTCTAGCAACATCCATCATTTCATCCATCGCCTCTGATCCTTTTACGAGGATGTCGTAATAGATCTGTCTTGCGTATTCAAAGTCATCTGTTGAATGATCTGAGTCCATTATGCACTATCCATCAAGTTAAGTATTGTCGTTGTAAATCCATAGTCACTGTCTGGGCTGACGTTAAATGGATCTGGCACAATTCTAATGCGCTCAGTAAGAATATCAGAATCACCCATACCAATATTCATTTGTCCAAGGTTAATATCAACCTTACGAACAATCTCACCAGTATTGGTTGGACCATAGAAGTTAATTTTCATTTCAAAATCAAGCGTATAGATGATTGATCTGCGGGCTTCAAGAGCACCTTCATAATCATCTGTAAATGTAACGCTCTGTAAAATAACAGGAACATCTTCCATAATTGTATCAAACCCAGCAAGTGGTTTAACAGTTAATGTGTACTGCGGACTAAAATATGGAAGAACTTGTTCAACAACCTGTAAAGCATCATCCTGGGTTTTAGCATAAATGTTTAATTGAAAACTGATAATGTATGGGACAGGAGCATAAAACTTTGTCTTAGCTGCATTCGTTGAAGGTCGGCTATAATTGTTGATCTTTGACAGTTGACGTGTTGGATCATAAGACATCGATATGATCTCAAACGACATTCTTGGTAGCTTAATAGCAACTTTGCTGTCTGTATCAAGATTAGGATTCTCTAAAAGACGTTCAATATACTTACGTTTTGGCGCATAAGATAAAGGAACCTTGATAGTGCTAATACCATCACCAGCAGTATTTTTACGTAGGATGTAAATGTTGTTGAACATTGATCCAAACAATGCTACAGTTTTCTTAATTCGTTGATGGTAGAAATATGTACCAAACATTATGGAGCCTCCAGATCACCAAATGGGTTCACCTCAGAGAAGTCAACAAAGCCATCAGCCTCATCTGCAAAGTCTTCGTTCTGAGATCCAGCTTGGTTCAACTTTTCATTAATAGCGGTGACGGTTCTAACAAGTGTTATTCCTGCACTATCTGCAGTTGAAATTTTTAGCGTAGTAAACTCATGGAAGTTACCATCATCTGCACCAATGTGCGCGACAGAAAGAATGTTGTCAGAGTCATTGTAGTCAACAATTTCGCCAGAAATAATTACACCACCAGCAAGTGTTTGTCTAATGATATTACCAATAATCAACCCTGTAGCCGCAGAGTCTTGCAAGGTTAGCTTAGCCATGTAGCCAGTTTGTTCAATGTTGTCAATTGTTTCAATGCCAGTATCCAACTTCTCATCATTGTACTCAAATTTCTCACAACGTAGCTTATATGTTGGTAGATTGCTTAGTTGATAGAACGGTTGCTCGTGTTCAACGTGCATGATTTCAAACATTGTGTTGCTGAGCGTTAGATAGATCAGATCACCTTCACGAGGACGGACCGAGTTAATCTCGTTATCATATTTGCGAACAGTGTCACTCCAACGTCGACGGGCAACAATAAACGTAGCTTGGTCTCGTAGCTCGACACCAAACTTAGTCATTAGGTCACCTTCACCATCAAAACCATCTGCGTTCTCGATATACATTTCAATCTTGTATGAAGAGTTGAAGCGTGAAGGAACATCATCAGCAAATACTGGATCTAAGTTGACTATATCGCGAGGAAGATAGTAAACGTCTTGGCCATACATCTTCAACGACTCGATAATGATGTCTTCATAGAGTCGCTGCTCTGACTTAACTTTTTGGCTGAAATAGATGTTAGTGGCCATGTTAATCCTTACCCAACGAAGAAGTCAATTGGCATCTCTTGCTCGAGGCGCATAGCATCTTTTAGCTGCTCAAGCTCTGCTGTAGCATCTTCGTAGAACTGACGACCGTTAAGAGTGACACCACCTGGAAGAGTCATACCTTCAAACTTCATCAAGTTCATACCCCACTGCTGCTTAATTAAAGCAGTTGTGTAATCCTTAATGAACTTGTCGTTGTAAATTGCAGTCGCACCGCCTGGAGAAATGATCTGATAGACCTCAGCAACGATGTAGTCACCAGCTTTGATATCACCATCAGTAAAGTCGCCCCAGATGTATAGGCGGTTCTGTCTACGCGAGAATGATATCTGAGGTGTGCCAGCAGTAAGCATATCGAGAGTGCTTAGATACTGTTGCATCTGTTCATAATATGCTAGGTCGCCAATGTACGAGTACATGCTTGCGATATCGTTCAACGCCATCTGATACTTGATGTCGAAGAAGTTACGTGTTGCACCAATACCTGTGCTAATTGGAAATAGACGCGAGACATAGTTAATCGACGGATCCAGTGTGATGTATCCGTTCGTAACGTCTGTTGATGTTATCTGATGCTTTAAGTATGTTCTAATTGTGCCGTCAGAATGGTAGTCTCTGTAGACCTGTAGAGCATCATCAACTTTGTCCTCAATTTGGTCAGGATCAACGTTGACTTCGATTACTGGTTGCCCAAGACGTCGAAGGCAGTATTCAATTAGGGAGGCGCGTGAAGTTGGGGATGCCATTTACTAAACCTGTCTGATTTATTTCGTTACCTGTATTTATAACGACCTGACCTTTAGAGAAATGGTAATCACCGTCAACGGTTCCTTTACAGAAGTTAGAAACCAAGTTGAACCCTTTTGTTTTAAGATATTCAACCAAATCGTCAATCTTTGGTGCACCTTCGTTGTAATCAACGTGCTGAGCCTCAATAATCAAGTCAGAACAGTTGTTAAGACATACTTCTGCGCCTCTTAGAACATCCAACTCTGCACCTTGAATGTCCATCTTAATTAAGTCAGGGAAAGGCCATTTGTTATATTGCACAACCGTGTCCAACGTCCAACCTTGGCGAGTCTGAGCATGCTGTTCAGTATAGTGGCCAGTTGTCTCTTTGTAATACGAGTTGCCTCCAGGATTCTCTGGATCCTCATAGAACGTAATGTCTTTCTGATCTTGATCAGTTAACACACCAAGATAATACGACTCGCCTGACTTCTTCAAGAAAGGCTCAACTGACTGTGCAGCGTCAAACAAAATATAGTGAGCTCTGGGCCACGCCAGCTTAGCTTTACGGGTCCAATGAAGAACGCACGCACCAATGTCGTAGATAACCTTAGGTCTACAGGTCATTGTTTTTAAATAGCTAGCGTGTTCCGCAGGTAACAAATCTTGTTCAGCAACAGCTTCAAGATGGGTCTTAACTGTAGGCTGTTGTACAACAAATTTTGTTTGTCCAATGTGCTCACAAACGAGTGTAGTGTCGGCCCATATAGAAAAGCCATGAGCCTTTGCTTTCGCACAGAAGTATATGTCTTCTGACTGTGTGTTGGCATGATTAAGTGCTGACTGATATAAAAAGTGAGGATACGTCATAGCATTAAGAACTTTGCTATCAACTAACACACAACCAAACCCACACGCTGCGATCTCAACTAACCCTTGCGCAGGAACAGTAGTCATGTTTCTATAGCTAGGATCTGTTTTAATTACACCACGATCCATATACACTGGATGCTCATATATTTCAAGAATGTGTTCACCAGGCTTACGCTGAATGTATAGACCTGACACAATATCTTTATTAGCAGCCAGCAATTTAACTAATGCATCGTCTGGTAAAACAATATCACTGTCGACAGAAAAGAGATAATCATAATGCCGTCCCCAGTCCGCAATTAGATTACGGATTTGATCAACCTGATATCCATAAAAGAATTGAAAGAACGTCTTGTATCCTTGTGGAACAATCAAATCATAAATTGACTTAAACGTCTCAGGCTCAATGTACTTGTTGGTTGGTATAGCGATTAAAATCTTTTTCATTGGTACGATCTCTGGGAGTTGGCTGTTTGCTCTTCGGCACGGACTTTGTAGTCATTTAGTGGGTTAATATCATTGTAAAAGCAGACAATCTCTTTTACTGCAATAGGGTATTCAGCACGTTCAATTAGCTCGTAGAATAGAGGATTGTCAGCACCAGCTCTCATCCACTCTTGATTATTATCAGTAAACACATCATCATCAATAAAGTTAATCAGCTTCTTCTTAAAAGTTCTCAGGTGAGTATATGGAACACCCCAATTAAACTTATGATCGCGATATTGCTTATTAGCTATAATCGTTGATGGATAACTCTGAGCTACCAACGGAATGTTATCTGCTAGACTCCACATTGAACCGTATGTAAAGTCATACCCTTGGTGGTATAAGTCGTTGTAGAGATGGAAGATTGTATTATTGTTAACTAACCAATCATCACCATCAAGCAACATAATAATAGCATCATCGCTCCACTCGCGAATGTGCTCGAGCTGATTATATATGGCACCCATATTGTTGTCATTACGGACCAGTTTACATCTGCATTGAGCATGATATGGTAAGCTGTCAATTGTCTGTTGTGCAACCGAGTGAGAATTATCAGTTGACGCATCGTCAATTAGGATGTGGTAGTAGTTGTTGTAATCTTGTTGGGCAACCGATAGAATGTGATCGGCAATATATTTTTCAGCATTCCAGAATGGGGATACGATAATAATTTGCTGTTCGACCCCATAGCTTGCATAGCGTCGACGATCTTCTTTGTTGTTGAACCTACGTCCAAACACGCGCGCAACTTTATCATTAATTCTGTTGGTGTATCTGTATTGATTGATGGGTAAGAACAGACCAAGTGCTCTGTAGAAGTGTTGCTTCCATTGAATAGCTACAGTATCCCAACCGTACACATCACTAACGACATCGCAGTAGTTTTGCTTCTGCTGTAGCAAGTATCTATTGCTGTGTGCCATTATAGTGGTTTCAATGAATGTAGCAGCTTGTTGCTGTTCATTGATATTGCGGAACAGTGCATTGTTGGTTGACGAGTATGGAATCTGGTAGCATGCTAGATCAACTGCAGTCTCTTCCAACGCACCAAATTGGTTAGTGATGATCGGAGTCTTATACAGCAATGACTCAAGCGAGGAGATACCAAATGTCTCAGGAAACGCTGTTGGATACAGCATAAAAGATGCGTTGGCTAAAATGCTAGCAATCTCAAACTGAGGAATCACTCCTGTAAATGTGACACCATCAGGCTTCGACTCCATAATTCTACGTAGAGTCTTTTCTTGTTCGTCAGGTTCTGCACCCTCGCGGAACCTGTAATACCCGCCAATAACGGTCAAATGTGCGCCTGGAATGGCGCGCTTGATGCTGGGCCACATAGACTCTATCAGGGGTATCAGACCCTTTGTGACAGACGCATTATACACAAAATGATTAGGATCCTTTGCGTTGACGTCTACTTCATCAATGTGTTTGACAGCACCAT